TATTATATTATACTGCATAGTATATAAAGGTTTCTATTTTTTTAATTAAAAATATCAATACATTTTAATAACAAAAAAAGATAAAAAATATTCATTATAAAAATGAACAATAACCTAACAGTTCACAAAACTAATTAAACACCAAAATTTCAAACACATTGTGCTTCATTTTTTCATACTGAATAATGTTTAGTATTTCATTATTTTCATTGAATATACTGTATTTTTAAGGTTTATTTTTTGAATAGAAACATTTATATTAACTTATAACATAAATATAAAAACAAGAACCATAATTGAAGAATCCAACAAAAAATAATATGTGGGGCGATTTATAATATGGATGATAGTGTTTATATTACTCAAATGGAATCAGCTTATAAAATAATTGAAGATACAAATAATATGACTAATACTGAGTTAGTTTTAAATATGTTAGCTGAAGTATCTACTACTGAAATTAGTCGTAATGAAAATCCTAATGGTTTAAATGAAAGTAAATATGTTGCTAAACGTGGGGGTAACATTGCGGGTAATGCAAGAAAAGATTTAGAAAGTCAATTGGGTAAAAAAGTTATTAGTAAACATAATTCTAATAATCCTGATATGTTAGATGAATGAAAAAAGGTTGAAAAAGAACAATTAAATGCAAAATAAGTAAATTATGTATAAAGTGTAGGTGGTCGTAGGAATGGCAGTTCCTCACACCTAACACTGGCTACAAAAAAAAATAAATACACCAAAGGATAGTGAAAATATTTTAGTAACCAATTTTAATATATGGGTAGAGAATATATTTAAAATTTATTGAAAAATAAGTGATTGTAATTCCTAGTTGATGAGGGGGTCTGTGATGCGGCAACATCTCGCCTCTCAAAAACTAGAGGCTACAAAAAATAGATACCACGAGTTGATAAAAATTTTAGTAACCAATACTATTTATTATAAAAAAAGATATTTAATATTTACTAAAAATATTTGTGAAGGATTAACTGATTATTTTTCAGCTTTTTCAATAGATACAGTTATTCCTTCATCAATATTTACAATCCAATGTAATGAATCCCCTAGTTCTAATTCTAATAATTTTATCACATCTTGGGGGACTATTGACCTAATAGAATTAGGTCCGCCTTTACTTAATTTTGTTGTATATTCTAAAATAGGCATACCTCCATTTTTATATTTCTTATATAATATATTCTGTTTTGCAGTATATATATTTACCTTTAATAAAGGTAAATATAATAACCTTTATATACTATTAAGTATAATAGTTATTTGAAGAAGAAAAAATCAGAGCGGCAACTCTGAAGAAGATCTTCTAAAAAATCCACGAGTTGGTAATATGGATAAGAATAAGATTGAAGTTTTTGGGAGAGTTCTTTCCCAAAAAGAAATAGAACATGTATTTTTAAAAGCGAAAAAACTTCAAGAGGAAAATAAAATCCTCAAAGAAGGACTCCAAAAATTCAGGAGTGTAGGCGTATGAGTTGCAAATACAACAACTCAATGTACACTATAGAACCTGAAGAGGTGGATGTTTGCTTCGATGAATTTGAACAACTCCTCCTCAGTGAGGATTATGAGTCACAAGAAGAACTCAATCATAGATTAAACGAGGAATATTTCCAAGTTTATGAACTCACTAACGATGAAATGTTAGAGTTTGCTCGTGCAGGAGATGAATATTATGGTGACTAGTGAAGAAATCACTAATATATTCACTAGTCTTGGATATGGTGGATGTTTCAACATTTATGATATTCCTGGAGCTGGTACAAAAGCAGCATATGACACTCCATGTGGAAGCATTGCTTTCACAAGGGAATTAAACAATTATGGTGCTTGTGTTAAGCATTTAAGATACACTACAAGCATTGTACTGTTTAATTGGACTTATATAGGGGAAGCAAGTTTAAAACTTTTAAATAAAAGCTTCCGTTGTTTTAATGGAGTGCAATATGAAAGAAGAACTCAGAAATGGGAAGAATGGGGTGAAGCATGTATCGCATAATCCTTTCATTCCTTTCTTTTTTTGGAGGTAAATCATCTCCTGTAAGATTGTATCCGAAACAATCTTTCAGGGAGAAATATGAAGCTGAATTAATATTAGGTGCAGGGGCAATGGTGATAATATTATTATTCCTCTTTGCATTCCTTGTAGTAGGGCCTATGGATCCTTATAATAATGGGTGTTTAGTATGATTACTTATGATCAGCAAAACAAGTTTTACAATCAGGCATTGGAAATTGTTGAAAAAATGGGCGGGCATATTTCTGCTCATGGAAACTTACATGGTGTTTTCTTATCTGTAATTGTTTTTCATGATAGGGATTATGAGAAAACACGTGATATTATGAATACTTTACAGGAACTGTGTGGTGGTGAAATCCAGTATCATGAATACTGGGTGTCAAAAGGTTTCATTCCACACTCTCAAGCATCTTTAGAAAATATTAGTGAATCTAAAGTGCTTGAAATAATTGGTGAGTTGCAGGATGATGAGTATTACAGTATTGATGATGAATACCATGATTTAGAGGGAGGCATTATATGAGTGAAGTTCAGGATTTAAGTCATAATATAGGTAGTATGAGTATTTATGAAAAATTAGCTAGGATACAGGAAGAAGTAATGAATACTTCATTTAGTAAGAGTGGGGAGAATAAGTTTCAGAAGTATGATTATTTTGAGTTGGAGGATCTTCTTCAAAAAATCATACCTTTAACTATTAAATATGAAACAACTATCATGTTTAGTTTTACTGAGCATGGTGTGTTAAAGTTAAAAGATTGGAATCCTGAGAAAGGTGAGGTTAGTATCAGGGTACCGTTCCCTGAACTTGAAGCAATTAACAGGGGTACTAATAAAATTCAGTCTACTGGGGCATACATCACTTATTTAAAGAGATATCTGTTGATGAACATGTTTCTTATTATGGAGAAGGATATTGTAGATTCAAACACTAATAATACTGGTGTAAAGGAAACATCTAAAAAAGAAGTTTCTGAATCAGTAACTGGTGATCCAGTACAGAAGGTTAGGGAATATATTCATAGTAAGGATAAAACAATTGAGATTACTCCTTTAATGGTTAATCAGAATCGTATGAAGATGGTGAAATCTGGTGATTTAACTAAAGATGAATCTAAAATAGTTTTTGAATGGTTTAAAAAACAGGAGAAGGAGGCTAAAGCATAACCTCCAATAATCCTGTTTGTGTGAGGTTAATTTTCGCACAATTTAAAGCATCAGGCAGTACTGGTAGTAATACTGTGAATTATGATGATGTGGATGGTTGGTGGTGTAGCTGTGAGGATTTTTATTACCGGAAACAGGAATGTAAACATATACGGGAAGCTAAAAGAAGGGTGAGAGTATGAATACTCAGGATAATTTTCCAGAAGTGGTTTCTGGCAGGATAACTACCCGGGCTAAAAAGTTAATGGATAAATATGGGTTAACTGTCAGGTTTTGTGTTGAACATTGTATTGATATGTATGTGAGCAAACAAAATCAACGTTTGCTTGAAAAAGACCAGTTGAAAGAAGAAATACGTTCTTTGAAATTAGATTTAATTGTTAAAGAAATGAGATTGGAAACAGTTGAAAAAGAATTAGGTGAGGCTGATGAGTGATAGGATTGCAGTTACTGTTATGGTGGATCCTGATGTGTGGAGAGCATCAAAAAATAAATTGTCTGTGACTCGTAGTGATTTTATTAATGAACAGTTATGTATTGCTATTGATGCTGCTGATGATGAAGAAACTGTTTTAAGAAATGAGATAATAGATTTGCAAAATGAGATTAATGTTAAGGAATCTAGGTTGTGTAAATTAAGGGCTGAGCGTTTGGAGAATGAGCGGAAAGAGTGTATGTTTGATGAGGTTATGGTTACTGTGGATAGGATTATTGATCGTAATGGTTTTATTGGGAAGGATCAGTTGAGGAATATTAGTAAGCAGCGTGATGTTGCTTATAATTCTTTGTTGAATCATGTCTTGGATTTGGGGTATGATGTGCAGAATTATGGTTTGGTGGTGAAATAATTGTTTTGTAAACATTCATGTTTACATTTCTACGAGGGTCTTGTAGGATTCCACATGTGTATACACATGTACACATGTATACACATGTAAATCAGAAACAATATTCGTTAAATTGTAAACATTCATGTTTACATTGTTATTATTATAAAAAAAGGTGATGTGTGTATGGCTGATGATTTGGTAATTTTGGCTCAGTTTGTGAAACTGGGAAGATTACGAAAAAAAGTATTCATGGAATTGGCACAAAAAGAAATTTCTCAAATATGTAAATTAGGAGAAAAGAAAGGGAAGTATTGTACAAGTTCAACTTATCATGCTGTGTATGATTTGATTGATAAAGGTTTAGTGGAGTATGTTGATCCAGATAGTAAAAGAAGAAAAGAGGTACGTTTTACTGATTTGGGTTATAATGTTTTTGAAAAATTAGATATTGTGTGTTGGTGAGGATATAATGGGTAAAGTAGTTTTTAATATTGTTGAAACTGATTATGATGTTAGTAAGGATGAGGAAAAGTATCAGAAATTCAGGAAAGATTATCTTGAGAATTTAAGTGTAGGTGTTTCTAGGTTGCAGGAGCAGTATGGTTTGACTAGTTATAGGAGAGAGAAATTTATAAATCGTATCAGGTGTGAGGATCATGTTAGGCGTCGTAGTAATGGCAGATTTACTGTTTTAGAAAAGGTGGAATCATGAAGGATGTATGGCATGAGGTATTAAGAGATAAGCATGAGAGTTTTAAATGGAGTTTACTTATAGACACGGCAATTGAAACAGTGAGGATGTATAAGCAGGATTATCTGTTAAGTAAGTATGGTGTAGCGGAACCAAGTCAAAGACAACCAGTCAGGAATAAAAAGGAGATCCAAAAATGAGTTGTAATGATATACTTGAAAAATTAGAAAAAGAAGGAATAATATCTGCTGAAGGAGTAATTGATTCTTATCTGTTATGTAAACATGCTGAAGAATTATTTGGAAAATCATACCTAAAAGAACATAATATAGTGTTGGATGATGATAAAAAAGAAGCAAAGTTGATAAAATGAAAACATTAGAATTTGAAAATTATTTCATGGAACCGTTAAGGAGTATGGAAAAAAGGGCTACAATAAGAAAATCTGATAAAGGATTGAAGGAAGGTGACCTGGTAAAATGTACTTTTGAGTGGACTGATGATTATCTGATTCGTAGAGTGAGAAGTGTTGAAAAGGTTAAATTTAAAGATTTGGATAATGCTCATGCTTGGTTTGAAGGTTATAAGCATGTTGATTTGTTGAAACATGAACTACAATGTATATATCCTGATATGTGGAATAATACTGTTTTGTTTCAGATTAAATTTAAACATCCTCCAGAATCTGAAAAGAGGTTATAGAAATGTATTTTTATGAGATAGAAGCCTATTACCCATTATGGAAGTGAAAGAATGAAAGCAGGAAGATTAATTGAATTATTAGAAGGAGTATCTCATGATGCAGAAGTAATGTGCTGTATTTCAACAGATGACCTTGAAGAAGTAACAAATATGACTCTCGCAGATTTTAATGCTCTCAAAAAATACGAAATATTTGCTGTTTTAAATTCAGATGAAGATGAGGAGTTTTGTAGATTATTACTAAAAAAAGGAGGATATTGAAAATGAATAATGAAGAAATTAATGAATTAACTGCCAAGATTGAGTCTTGCTGGGATGAGAATAATCCTGGAGATGTAAGAAGTTTTGATGAAAGGTTAAAACAGAAGTTAACTCCTGAGGAGTATGAGTTAATAACAAGTTGGAGATAATGGGGGGAAATATAATATGATTGATGAGAAATTATTACTATATTTTATTAAAACAAGAAGCAGAGAATTTGAAGAACAATCTTTTACTATTCATAAAGAATGCACAGGTAGTTTGAGAGACATGGAGTATAATGATGTTATAATTCATAGTATTAATCTTCATACTTTGATGCATGTTACTCGTATTCTTAATGAGTTGATTGAAATGATTGAAGAGGGTAAATTCAACACTTCTGAAAATTCAGTTTCTTGTTGTGGTGGAGAATGTGGAAAACAATAACTTTAATCTATATGAAAGAGTATACATTAGTTTAAGTAGAACAGTCTCCAATTTTGAATGCATAAATGAAGAATTAAAACAGGAAACCATACATGAAGCATTAAAAAAATCACAAGTAATTAATGAATATGTGAAATATCAGGGTAAACTTTTACCTTTTCACATGTTTGTTTTTGAAGTGAAGAAAAACCTACTATCCAAAAATTTAGAAAGATGATAAGGGATGTTATTGAAGAAAACATTAAATGATCCACAAACACAATTTTATATTTCAAAATGTAAATACTGTGGAAGAATATTTATTAAATTTGAAAACAAAACAAGTTATTGCAGGGAAGCTTGCAGGACCTGGGCGATACGTGAACAGAAAGCAAAGTATCAACAAAAACGTAGGAAATTAATTAATGATGGGGAGTTAATTAGTAATGAGTTAAGGGAGCCTGGTACAACATTTCTTTCACAGCATGCTTTGAGTGATTTTGGTTTGGAGGAAAGAACTGTGAAAAGAGAATTAAAAAGAATAGGAGTAAAAATATGAATTTTATCAAGTATCTTAAATTATTAAGAAATCCTAATGAGAAGTATTATTGGTATGATGTTGATAAGGAATGTATTTATATTTCTGGTGAAGATATTGCATTGTATTTAACTATTGATGAAATTGACAGTATTATTTTTCATAGAAAAAAATTTAAAAAGACATCTAAAGAACTTTTTGAAAGGATAATTTTTAATGAAAAGGTTACTTTTTGGACATTGAATTATTTTATTAAAGAATATGAAAAAGGTTTGATGGATCCCATGATTAAATGGATTGTAAGTAAGGGACATATCAGTCGTGGTGAGCATTTTCTTGATAGTTATTTATTAAGTGATTAAATTTTTTTTATTTTTAATCTTTTTTTCTATTTTTCCACTCCTATATATTGAAGGGGATAAAATATTTTATAATTTTATCTTTTTTTATGAAAAAAAAATAAAAGACATTATTATAATTATATATGGGAGGATAATATTATTTGGATGCTAATACATTTTTTAAAAACATGAAACATGCAAATATTGAATGTCCAGAATGTAACTGGAAGTGGAAACAAAGGAAAAAACAAGAAAAACATTATAGAAATCATAAGACATCTTGTTATATTAAGTTTCCTGAATCCCCTTTAACTGTTT